GGCCTCCAGAGATCGATCATCTCCTCCCGCTCCGCCGCTCGGTCGGCCGCGGACATCATAGCCACCGCTTCGCCCAGAAACTCACACTCCCATCCGGTGAAGGTGGCCCGCGCGAGCTGGGAGGCGCTCTCCCACCCCACGGCGCGGATCACATCCCAGATCCGGAGGAACCTCGAGACCACCGGGAGGGGGAACACGATCCCATCCCGCTCGAGGGCCGCGGCCTCCGCGGCGTGATCGAAATCGTCCTCCTCGAGGCGGCGGGCTTCGAGCCGCGCCAATGGGTCCCCGCCCGCTAGGCGCTGGGTGAGGACCCCGTGGAGTTTCCCACCGCACTCGAGAGGAGGAATTGGGGGGCGCGCGCCTCGGCCAGGAGGGCCTCCGCCACGGTGTCCGGGAGAGCTCGAGCCACGCGGAGGACCTGGTTCGCATCGAACACCAGCTCCACGGCCGCGCCATCGGCGCCGATGAACAGGTCCTCCCATCCCACCAGGACCCGCTTCCAGAGCGCCTCATGGAACGCGCGGGAGTCCAGGATCCCGCGGGGGGAGCACTCGAACCGGAGGTCCGCCATCTCCCCGTGGGAGATCCGGTGGAGGTGGAACGTGGATCCGCCCAGCTCGAGCTTCGAGCGTTCGGGGCCTTCCACCAGGCGGATTCCTCGGATGGCCGGTCCAGGCTTCGCTTCGCTCATCGTGCTCCTCCGGGGGATGGGGGCGCGTGGAGCTCGAGGGGCTCCGCCGCGCCCAAAACGTGAAGGGGCCACCCTACATGAGGGCGGCCCCTGGTTCGCTGTTCGTAGTGCGGGGACCCCCCGCGGGGAGCTCTACTCCGCCGAGAGGGCGGCGGTGAGGCTGGCCACGGTCACGCGGCCCTTCGCATTGGCGGGGAGCTCCACGTCCGGGTGGCGCTCCTCGAACAGGGCCACCAGGTCCGCCCGCTTCGTGGGGAGGGCCTTCGGGGCGTCCTCGGGCGGGGTGTCCGTGCCGCCCTCGGAGCTCGAGCTCGAGGCCGGGACGGGAGCGGGGGAGGGCTTCGTGGGCTCGGCGCCGCGCCCGCTCTCGAGCTGGGTCACCTTCCCGGAGACCTTGTGGAGCTCCTCGATCTCCACCGGGTGCCATTCGCGGGCCTCATCGGTCACCTCCACGGAATGGATGGCGTCGATGGGGCGGCGCACCACGCGCCCGCCCACGATGGCCCGGAGGACCGTTCGGCCGTCCGGGGGGGGGAGGTTCACCACGTCCGGGCGGTCCTCGGTCTCGAAGGTGTCCCCGCTATTGAGGTGGATTCGGTACGTCATCGGCTCGGTCCTTTCCTGGATCACCCCATCCGCCGCTAGGCCAGGGGATCGGCACTCTGTTCGTTCTGCCATTCGTCCACCAGCTCCACCGCGCCGTAGCCCGTGGGGAATCCCGTGGGATCGGAGGCGGCCTGGTGGGCGGTCATCACCACGGACATCGGCACGCGGCCGGGGCCGGGGACGGTGTTCGGGCACTCGGTCACGATGAGCTTCGGGAGGTAGAACGCCCGCGTGGAATTCTCGGTGGCCCCGATGAGGGTCCCGTGGTCGATCACCGCGTCCAGCTTGAGGGGCGTCCCGTCATCCTTCGAGTCCCGGAACAGGGTGAGGAGGGCGGCGCTCATCCCGTAGAACGTGAGGCGCACGGTCACGGAGCCGAAGTCCGCGGGGGTGGGCTCATCGGGCTCGCCCGCCTGGGCATACTCCGTGGTGTGGCCCCGGTTGATGTCGATCTCGAGCTGGGTGGGGTAGACCACATCCGCGGGGGTGGCGAGGGCGCCACCGGCCGAGGCGTTGACGCGGACCACCATCTGGCGGTGGAGAACCCGGAGCGTCCCGCCATCGGTGGGATCGTCCGCGTAGGTCCAGCCGGGGCTGGTGAGCGTCTTGTCCACCCCTCGGCCCTGGAATTCGTAGGTCTCATCGAGGCGGCCGCCGCTGGCGATCTGGATGAGGCGCCGGACGGGCTTGATCGAATCGAACCCGTACACGTCCACCCCGCCGTAGTCCAGGCCCGCGGAGAGGAATAGGCCCTGGACATCGGCCGCGAGGAGGAGAGCGTGTTTGTAGACCCCCGTTTCCACGGTGGTCGGGACGCCCGCGGTTCCCATCATCACGGCGGCCAGGAGGAGGTGGGGCGCCTGGTTGTAGTCCCCGGAGATCACCACGGACCCGTCCACGAAGGCGTTTCCGAGGACCGAGCTCTGGCGCATGGGGCGGCCGCTGATGTCATCGTTCGGGATCTGGTCCCGCTGGTAGTCCAGGCTCGAGCTCACGAACGGGACGCGGTGGCCGGTGGAGAGGGCCACGGCCGTCCCCCAGGTGGCACCCTTCACCAGGGCGAGCTTTGCGAGGGTTCCGAGGGCTACGGTCATCTGGGGCCTCTCTCTCTAGGTGGTCACCACGTCCAGGAGGCGGAAGTCCAGGGTTCCCCGCCATGCCGCGTGACCGCTTCGGAGCTTTGTCGGTCCATCATCGATCACCACGGAGATCCCCGGCTCGAGGATCTGGGCGAAGCCGGTGATGGGGTCCATGAGCGCCAAGGATACATCCCGGATCCGCGTAGCGAATTCCTCTCTCGAGGCCCCGCTATCGTCCACGTACCACCAGCCGGTGATCGAAACCTCGAGCTCCGTCCGGTGGAGCCCGCCGCATCCATCGTGGAACACCTCGGGAGCGGTCTGGATCTCCCACACCTGAACCTTCCGGGTGGGGCTCGAGCCGGTGAGGAGCTTGGCCTCCTCCTCCTCGCGGATGATCCCCACGCGCGGGTGGAGGTGGACGTGGCCGATGTCCGCCACGGTCTCCAGGACGGTCTCGATGAGGGCGCGGGTGGTGTCCAGGGTCATCGGCCGCCCCTCCTGGCGAACGCACGAACGGTGCGCCTCGAGATTCTACGCGCCTCTCCCCCCCGGAGCTTGGACGCGGCTTTGCCGAAGGGCCGGATTCCGGGCGTCCCCTCGGTGCGGATCTTGCGGAGGACCAGGTAGACCAGGGACCGCATGGCGCGATCCCGCTGGCTCCGCTTCACGCGGCGGAAGCCGGTCCCGTCCGTGCGGGCGAACCGGATCCGGGCGCCCTCCTCGGCCTGGGAGGCGCCTCGGATGAGGGAGTCCGCGGCCGCTTGGCCCAGCTTCCGCTTCACCCACCGCGCCACCTTCTCCTGGCCCACCTCGGAGATGGGCTTTCCGGGGCGGCGGCCGTCCTCGATCACGTTCCAATATTCGTCCGCGGGGGGATTGACGATCACCTCCCCCACCACCTTCGAGCCCTTGAGCTTCGCCAGGACGTGCTCGAGGGCTTGGCCCGCGGCTCCGGTGTCCTCGCGGCCCCGGTGGCCCGCGGAGTCCGTGGCCGAGCCCAGGGCCTCGGAGATGAGCTGGTGGCCCTTCGCCACCACCGCGTCCACCACCTGGCGGGAGGCCGCCTCCGCTCGGGGCTTTATCACCCCGAACGCGCGGCCGTCCACGATCTTCACGCCCGAGGGCACTACGCCCGCCCGATGGTCCCGCCTCGAAGGTGGGAGCCGGGGAACACCCGGTTTTGGCCGGTGCGGGCCTTGCCGGTGGCGAGGCCCTGGGCGGAGCCGCTGATCCCGAGGACGCGGCGGAATTCGCGCATCCAATGGCCCACCAGGTCCTTATAGGTGGCCACCTTCTCGGAGCCATCGAACAGATCGGTCACGTTCGCGGAGGGGTCCACGGTGTCCGCGTAGACGGTGGCGAGGTTCGAGCACTTCGAGGCCGCGGCCCGGTAGACCACCGCGAGCTGGTGGGCCAGGGCCACCTCCGCGATGGGCCACCGCTTCCGCCATCGGACTCGGTGCTTCGTGCTCGGCGGGGCGCTGGGGAACACCAGGTAGAGCTTCGCGGTGGTGACGGTGCGGCGGTCCAGGTAGTGGTCCCGGCCCTCCAGGAGCTTCACCGGGGGCCGGTACGGGGCGCCCGAGCCATCGAGCTCCTCCACCACGATCCCCATCACGTCCGAGAAACCGAGCTCGAACCCGCCGAACGGTGAGGCGGAGAGATCCCACTCGAAGGTGGTCCCGTCCCCGATGTCCGCGGTCTCCCAGGAGGGGAACGCCTCGGAGTAGCGGTCCAGCCCCATCGCCACCAGGTCCGAATCGGAAACGGTGGCCTTGGTGTCCGGGACCAGCTCGAGGAGCTTCGCGGCGTAGGCGGCCTGGTTTGCGAACGGAGGTTCTGCCATGAGGTCATCCTAGACCAAGGGCCGGAACGCGCGAACGTCCCGGCCCGAGGGGGGTATCCGAATCCGATGAGCCACCCCCCAGGTGGACCCACCGGCTCGGAGCTGGTTGGGGCCGGGGCCTACGTGCGGGTCACCCACACCTTGGCCCAACAGCCGACCACGGTGGGAGCGGTCCCGCCCGTGATGTCTACGTCCATGTGGAGGATGTCCCCGGCCGCGAGATCCTCGGCGCCCGTGTCCGGGGTATCGATCACGCCACCGGCCACGATGGCGCTGGAGTCCGCGGCGGGGAGCGGATCACAGAGATCCACGGTCCCGTTCTCGAGGTCGATGTCCACGTCCGTCGCATCATCGATCTCCTCCACCCCGGCCTCGATCTGGTGGATCCGGCACGGGAAGGGGACGCGGAGCGTGGCGATGGAGTCCCCGCTGGCCGTGATGTCCTCGGCTTGCCGGAGCGTGAGGCACTCCATCGGAGTCCCCGGAGGCGGGAACGCGAACAGGCGGAGGACGGCCATGAGGCCGATGGCGAGGACGATGAGCATGAGGTCCATGAGGGCGAGCTCCTCGAGGCCGTGGCCTCTACGGGTTCCGGGGGAATGGTGAGGACCAGGCGGAGCTCGAGGAGCCCCGCCCGGACCCTGGTGGTGGTCTAGCTGGCCGCATCGTTTCCGTGGATGCCGACCCAATCGGACGCCCAGGCGCTCCAGACGTGCCGGATCTTCGCGCGGATGATGTCCTGGGTGAACATCGTGGACACGTTCGCGTTGTCATCGAAGAACAGCTCCGGCTCCTCGCGGCCGTTCAGGAACGCCACCTTGAGGACCGGCGCATCGGCGGGATCCGCCATCACGAACCAATCCGTGGCGTTCGAGGTGTAGAGGTCGATCACCACGTTCCGGAGCACCACCCCGAGGATGGTGAGGCCCTGGCGGCCGGGGAAGTCCGTGGACCCCGCGTTCGCGCCGAAGTCCGAGAGGAGGCCGCCCGCGATGTGGGCTTTCTCCTTCGGGATCACCAGCGTCGAGGGCTTGATCCCCTTCGGCTTCCCGCCGCCGCCCGTGTGGCCCATCATGGCCGTGGCGGCGGCCATGAGGTTCGCCCAGCCGGTGGCATCGTTCGAGAGGACCGAGGTTCCCGCGTTCGCGGGCGAGCGGCCCGAGTCGCAAAGGGCGTTCGTGTCGCTCATCGTGGGCATGGTGGCGAAGCGGATGAGGCTGAACACCGCATCATTGAGGGTCTCGCGGGCGGCCATCCCGAGGCGGCGGACCATCTCCTGCCACACCCCCAGGTTGTCATCCACCATGTCCTCCCAGGCGATGTCCTCGGTCCCGCCGTACTTGCCGAGCGCCCAGGTCTCCTGCCGATCCGTGGGCGTGGTGAGGCTGGTGTAGGGGCTCCGCTTGGCCACGCTCGGGAGCGTCCCGTAGTTGCCGAGCGTGATGTCCTTGTGGGTGCGGAAGTCGCTGGCCGGGGCGATGGCCGCGATCTGGCGCCACGCCTGGTCCCCCATCTGGGGATCCCCCTGGTACGTGGCGTTGACGGCCAGGTTCAGGGCGTCCGCGTAGACCTGATCGAAATTCGTCTGGTCCACGGACTCCCGGAGGCGGCGGCGGGTGCTCTGGCCCTCCTGGAGGCGGCGGAGGTCCACGCCCCAGGCGCTCTCCGTGAAGCGGTGGAGGCTGAACCCGTGACGCTCGAACGTGGAGTCCGCGGGGAGCGGGCAACGGTTCGGCGCGAACAGGTGGGCGAGGGTCTCCACCAGACGGTTCCGGCCCTCGCGGACCACGGCCACGCGGCCGCCGCGTTCGCGGAGGATCGAGTCCACGGTGGCGGCCTCGGACTCCACCAGGCGCGTGATCTGGGCGGGCTCGAGGATCTGGCCCTCATGCGCGCCACGGATGCGGGCGATGGAGGCGCGCGGGAGGTTGGCGCGGCGGGCCTGGTGCTCGAAGGCGCGCATGGACTCGCGGCTCTCGAGCACGCGGAGGCGGCGCGTGGTCTCGCTCTCGGTGAGGTTCGCGGCCGCGTCCTCCTCGGCGGCCGAGGGCGTGGGCGTGGGGGCCGGGGCCGGGGCGGACGGCGGGGCCTCGGAGGCGGCCGCGATGGCGGCGCCCGCGGCCTGTTGCATCTGTTCGCGGACGATGCTGATGAGCATCTGGGCTTCGTCCAGGAGGGAGAGGACATCGGCCACGTCCTCGGTGAGGCGGGCGCGGACGCCATCACGCTCCTCGGACGGGTGGAGCTCGATGGCACACTCCCGAGCCTCCTCGGACTCACGGAGGCGGCGGGCCACGTGGGTCACCACGGACGCCTCGAGCTCGGGACCGTTGTAGCCCTCGATGAGGCGGGCGTAGCGTTCGCGGAGAATCTTGAGTAGGTCCATCGTTCGAGCTCCAGAGGTAGAGGCGGCGATCCGGTGGGAGAACTTGCCCCCCATGCCGGGGTTCGTCACCACGTCCACAGATGAGATTTCGTAGATACGGGAGACCGCGCCCGAGGGCGTGAGATCCCCATCCGCATCGATTGAGAGGCCGAGGCTCGAGAGTCCACCGGACTCCGCGAGGCGGGTGAGCTTGGCCTCGAGCTCATCGGCGGCGGGATCACCGAGAGCGAGGACCAGGGTTCCGGCCACGTATCCGGGCTGGCCGTTCGCGGACTCCACCCATCGGGTGGCTTCGTAATGGCCCACCTGGTTCATGGCGCCGCGGCCTACGGCGGCCATGCGGCTCTGGTGGTCCTCGCCTATCGGCTGGCCGGTGCTCGAGAGCTTCGGGTAGAGGAGACAGGGCCGGAGCTCGAACAGGCCGCCATTCGCGGCCTCGCGGAGGGCGTGGGCGGGATAGACGGGGAATCCCCGCTTGGAGGTCCCCTCCTCGATGAGCCGCACCCGCCAACGTCCGCCGCCGTTCGCGGACTCGATGAATCGTCCGCTGAACCGCATGGGTGCCGATCCTACGCCCGGATGGGGACTCCGCAAACCTTCCCCTCCGGATACGGGCCGCATCCGAGCCGCACGGGGACCGCTATCCGGTGGCGAGATCGTCCGGAGCTCCGGCCCTCGAGGGGTTCCGCCGCTTGCGGATGTAGGGCTGGACGGCCTCCGAACGGGGGATCCGCACGAACCGACAGCGGCAATTGATCCGCTCCCCGGCCAGGAGGTTCGCGGCCAGAGGAGCCTTCGCCTCCTGGCCGATGGGGGATCCGGGCTCGGTGGACGCGGTGGCTCCTCCGGCCCATCCGGGTTTCGGGCCGCCGCCCACATTGAACGGTTCGTCCAGCTCCCGCTCCTGGCCGTGGAGAGCGGTGTGGGAGTCCCGGTTCCGGCCGTCCCCCCGCTTCCCGCCCACGGTCACCCATCGGCGGATGAGATCGGGGCCGGTGTCCGCCAGGAGCTCATCCACCTCCGCCTGGTTCGCCATCCAGATCCCGCCCATCTCCGTCCGGACGATCCGTTCGATCCGGTGGGCGGGCTGGGGGACATCGAAGGCGTCCCCGAGCTCCTCCGCGAATTGGGCGGCCGTGGTCCGGCCCGCCACCGCGCGGGTGACGGCCGTGTTCAGGCGCTCCCGAGCTCCATCCATCACGCCCCGCACCTCGGCGGCGGCGCTGGCCTGGGCGGTGGCCACGGCGCGGACATTGATCCCCACGCCTGGGAGGCCCTCTCCACCGCTGGCGGCGGCGGCCTCCTGGGCGGCGGAGGAGCCCGCGAGCTCGAACGCCTCTCCGGTGCGGCTGGTGATCTCGAGCTCGAGGTCCCCGATGGCACGCTCCAGGGCTTGCTTCCGCCTCACCCCGATCATCCGGTCATACGTGGAGGGGCCTCGAGGGTCCGCGGGATCCAGCGGGATCTCGGGGATGGGGGCGGCGGCGGTTCGCGCCAGCTCGCGGAGGCCCGCTTTGAGCTCGGCCAGGACGGCCTTGATCTCGCGGTTCGCCAGGGTCTCGAAGTCGCGGCGGGCCACGTCTACGCCTCCGCGGGTTCGGCCTCCGGCTCGGCGGCGGGCTCCTCGGGCTCCTCACCAGGAGCGGGCGGCGGGGGCGGCGGCGGAGCTCCAGGAGGCGGCGGGGTGCCGGGGGTCTCCTCGGGCTCCTCCGGTTCGGCGGGCTCGAGGATCTCGCGGGCGCCGCTCTCATCGAGAGGCGAGCTCGCCACCAGGAGCGCCACGGCGGACTCGAGGGGAATCTCCGCCTTCGAGACCTGGACGATGAGGGCCGTGATGGCCGTGATCTGGCCCGGAGCCCAGAGGGCGTCCGAGGGCTTCGCGGCACCACCAGCGGCGGGCGTGGGCTCGGAGCTCGAGGGGGCCGCGGCGGGCGGGGCCATCTCCTGGTGAGCGGGATCCGCGTCCGGCGCCTCGAGCGGGGCGAGCGTGGTGGAGGGTTCGGTCCCCTCCTCCGCGGCGGCCGTTCCCTCGGGCGGGCCAGCGGCCACGCCCTCGAGCTCGCCAGCGGCGGCGGGTGCGGCGGGGGCCGGAGCGCCCTCGAGCTGGCCGGGGATCTCGGCGCCACCTTCGCGGGCCGCGTCCGGATCCGATTCCTCGAGGAGGTCCCCGAACCACTTGGCCTTGAGCACCTTCCGGAGGATGCGCTCGGACTCGCTGGCCCGGATGGCGCCGTTCGTCACCAGCTCACGGAGGGCGATGGCGAGGCCCGCCACCTCCTCCACGTCACGGAGGGAGTCCCGGCTGGCCACGTCGGCCATCGTGATTTCGATGTCCGCGTCCAGGTTCACCGGGGCGCCCGCGTTCGATCCGAGCCAGAGGAGCCAATCCACCACCGCACGGATGCGGCCCTGGATGTAGCTCTGGAGGGTGCGGATGGAGCGGAAGATCGGGGTTCCCTGTTCGGCGGCCGTGGCGCGGTTCGTGTCTCCGCCGCTCGAGAACCACATCCGCGGGATCCCTTGGGAGCCGAGGAGGTAGTCCAGGAGGATCTCATAAAGGGCCTGTTGATCGGCCACCTTGAGGTCCGCCACCTTGACGTGAACCTCCACGCCTCCGGACCCGTTCGGCTTCGCGGTCACCAGGCACGCGCCCGGTTCCATCTGCGTAGCCCAATCCATCGCCCGCTTCTCGAACGCTTCGTCCTTCTCCTGGTCTCCGCTCGGTTCGTACTCGATGTGGAGCCAATGGCGATTCAGGTACTCCGCTTTCCGGGCCATCTCCTCCACGGCCTCATCCAGGACGGCGGCCTTGTCCAGGAGGCGCGTGAGGAGGGGAGCTCCGCGCGTCCCGAGGGTATTGATCTGCCAGAGGAACACCGCGGCCAGGACGGCCTCCTCGGCCACGGCCTCGGTGGCGGCCTCGGTGGGGTGCTCGGGCTCATCGGCCACGGGATCCGCGGGGGCGTCCTCGAGGCTGGCGTCCTCATCGGTGACATCGGCGGGGCTCTCGAGCTGGACCAGGGAACGCTCCCGCGCGGTCTCGCCCTCGGCGCCCTCGAGCGGCGCCAGGTGGGGCTTCCCTTCGTCATCGATCACCAGGCGGAGGAGCGGTCCATCCACCTCGGCCATCGGGTAGCAGACGGCCGGGATCCCGGATCCGTGATCGAGCTCCACGGTGAGGAGCCGGTCCTCATTCAGCGCCAGAGCGGTCACCTCGGAGATCCCGAGGGGGTCCATCCGGCCGAGGACCACGTTCCCCGAGGGCTGGCCGGGGTCTCGCTCCTGGACGTAGGCGGAGAGGAGAAACTCCCCATCCACCAGGAGGCGGCTCACCCGCTTCCGGAGGTTCTCATCCCAGGCGATCTCCGGGCGCTCGAGGAGATCGTGGAGCCATGCGTTCGTGGCTTCGTCCTTCACCTCTATCGCCACGCCATCGCCCAGGACGAAATCCGTGATCCGGTCCAGGACGGCGCCGTAGGCCCCGGAACGCTTGAACGCGGAGCGGCTGTTCTGGACGGCCTTCCGGCGCTCCTCGGGCGTGAGCTCCGCATCATCACCACCGCGGCCGGATCGGCGGCCCTGGTAGATCCCGGCCCCATCGTCATCGTCCCGGAGGAAGTCATCGGAGGCGCCCTCGAGGAGGCGGGCCACGGAGGCCCCCGAGGCTCCCGGCTTGAGCTGGCCCCCGATGCGGTTCCGAATGGTGCGGCCTCGAGCGGCCGCGCGGCGGCGGGGGTTCGGACGCTTGCGATGGCGGCGGCTCATGGTGGGCGAGTCTAACGCCACGGACCCCGAACGCCCGAATCGAAGGCGCCGAGCCTCGAGGTGGTGATCCTCGGGCGTTAGGTCCGCGGCTCGATCCGCCACCACCGGGGTACGCCTTGCGGCCCCGCTCCAGGGTGAGGGCGGCCCGCCGCTTTCCGTACCATCCCGGAGGTGGCTTGGATCTCGCGGCGGGCCTTCGCTCTGGACTCCGGGCTCCCCCACCAAGGGGAGCCCCGCCTCCGGTCCTCGAGGACTCGGCGCTCCGAGCCTACTCCGGCCCCGGCCACCGGGCAACAGCTCGAGGGCCGTCCGAGGTGAACACGTGCGCCACGTGATCCCCATCGTGGCCGTGGACCCTGGTACAGGTCCACCACCCCGGCCGCTCGGGATCCGCCATCCGGGCACGGAGCCCGCACGTGTGGGCGGGGAGGGCCGCCATGATGGCCCCCCCCTCCACCAGCTCGCGGGAGATGGAGCCCGAGAGCTCCTCCACCTGGGGGCCGCTCACGGCCTCACCTTCCGGATGTCCTCACCGCTCCAGGAGATCGTCCCGTCCACGTGGGAGATGGAGCACTCGGTCCCCTTCGGGATCTCGAACACCTCCACCTCCGCCTTCCGGTGCTCGCGGGGGATGGAGCGGCGGGCGTTCGCCTCCGCCTCCTCGGGGGTCATGCCCCACCCGTAGCAGAACGGGCCGCGGGCGATGTGGGTCCAGGGTTCACGCTTGATCTGTTTCGTCATCTGGGGGGTCCTCGAGGCGGGCGCCTATCGCCCGCGCGTCCCCCCCATTATCTCACACCTAAATCCGGCACCTCCCGGAGAGGGCCATTCCTGGGGCTTTGCGGGCCTCTATTTCCACCCAATTAGCCGGGAATAGCCTCGGGGAATTCCCTAGTTGGGCGGGGGAGGCCGATCCCGGCACCTGGTGGAGAGGCCCTCGAGCTCGAGCACCTCGAGAGCCCAGGCCCTCGCGGCTCGGATTTCATCGGCGGGGCTTCCGCCTGGTTCCGGCCACGGAGGCGCTCGAGGCCCCGAACACCGCTCCGCGGGTGGGCGTGGCCACCTTCGGCTGGCGCTTCGTGCCGCGCGTGGCGGGGAGGCGCCAGGAGCCGCGGACCCGTTCGTGGTAGGCGAGGAGGTAGCGGAGGGCGTCCGCCGCGTGATCGTCCCGCTTGAGGGGGAGGTCCCGGCCGTCCTGTTTCGCCTTCCCCCGCTCGGGGTAGCGGTAGCGGCCCAGCTCCCATGCGAGTTTCTGGAGGTCCATCCGGCCCACGTCCGGGTGGCTCGGGAACGGGGAGCCTCGAGGGGAGACCACCACGTAGAGCTTCGGGCGGCCGGTGCTCGGGCGGACGTGGAGGTAGCGTTCCACGGTCTCGAGGCCGGGAACCACGTCCTTCCGCGCGGGCTGGGTGGGGATCCCCGCGGCCATGAGCTCGGCGCGTTCGTCCGCCTGGTGGTCCGCGATGAGGTGGGTGGCCAGGTTCGGGAGGAACCGCGGGCGCCCTCGAGCTCGCTCCCCCTTGAGGATCCGAGCCCAGGCCGAGGCGCGGACGCTCGAGGCGTAGAGCCCACGCTCCGCGATGAGCGTCCCGGAGGCGGGGTCCTCGGCGCACACCACCACCGCGCACGGATTGGCGTAGCCGAAATCGATGGCCGCGAACCTGGGCCACCCTCGAGGGATCGGCCAGGGGTAGAGCTTCCGGCCGGTGGCATCCACCAGCGCCCCGTCCTTCGGCGCCAGGACGTGGATCCGCGGGCTCCATTCCTTGTAGACCCGGCCCTCCCGGACTCCGGGCTCCCCCAGGTCCCTCACCTTCCGCTGGTTCTCGGGGAGCTCATCCAGGAAGGCGCTCACCGCGTCCTGGTCCAGCATGGGCTCGAGCTCCCCGGTCTCCACGTCCTGGACGATGGCCTGGGCCGCCATCGACATCGAGGCCGTGACCACCTGGGTCCGCTCCTCCTCCTCGAGCTCGAGGAGCCATTGTTCACCGGCCAGGGGTGTCTCGGTCACCAGGAGGGATCCGCCCCGGTCCACCAGGCGCGCGCGGATCTCCTCCGCGATGTCACCGGGAACCTCCTCATCGATCCACGCCAGGTCCAGCTTCGCGCCCTGGAATTTGGAGCGGCCCGCTTCGGCGCTCTTGAAGTCGATCCGCCAGCCGGTGGTGGTCACGGCCGCCTTCGGGATCTCGGGGTCCTTGGCTTTGTACCAGGTGATATTTCGGCGCGGGAGGATGGCCTCGGGGAGCCACCGTTTGAGCTCGGGCCAGATGATCTCCCCGATCCCGTGCTCCCAATCCACCCCCACGATCCAGGCGCGGCGCTTCCGGCCTCGAGGGGGGAGCTCTACGAACGGGTGCCAATCGCAGATCCGGAGAGCGGAGTCCACGGAGCCCACGGTGGTTTTCCCCGTGCGGTTCCCGCCCCGGTAGATCCGGACGCGGTGATCTCGAGCTCCTCGGATGAGGAGGCGCTGGGGGCTCTCCCCGTCCACCTCCCACGGATCGAACCGGCCGAGCGCCGAGAGGAGGTAGAGCTCCGCATGGCGGCGGGCCTTGGCGAGGGCGGCGGGATCGGGCGGGGAGGTGGTCACCTACCCCATGATCCAGCACCAGAGGCCGCTCACCAGGAACCAGCACCCGGTGGAGCTGGTGGCCACGTCCACGATGGCGAGCCGGATGGCGAGGGGCCTCGAGCTCGGACCCTCGCGGCACATCGCCACCAGGGCGCCGAGCGCCATGAGGACCAGGCCGCACGTGATCTGGATGGTGGGGTTCATCGGGTTCGGTCCTCCAGGAGGTTCGGGATGGGGTGACGGTTCTCGAGGTCCGGGACCCGCTCCTCGGTGATGGCACACCAGGTGTCCACCTTCGAGCGTTCGGGATCCCAGACGATCCAGACCAGAGCCCAGGGCGCTCTCCAGAGCCACACCACGATCCCCTCCGCGATGTCCGGGCAATCGGCGCCGAGGCGCTCGAGCTCCCCCAGGTAGTGCTCCATCCGGGCGGTGAGCTGGTCCACGTCCTCGAGGAGCTTCCGCTCCATCGGCCCCGCCGCGAGCTTCCCGCGGAGCTCCTCCAGGTGGCGGCGGCCCCGGCCCGCGAGCTTGAGGCGCTCCCACCCATCCAGGAGGTCCCGGACGATGGACCGCACCAGGGGGAGCTGGCGCGTGGCGGCCTTCGGGGTGGTGGGTTCGAGGGTGATCGGCGGCATGGCCCCACCGTACCGGGGCGCCCGAACGCCCCCTCATAGGAGGACGCTCGAGCTTGAATCCGGCTTGAGATTCGGGGGGATTTACCCCTCGAGGCCGAGGTCCGCCTGGGCTCGCTTCCCGGCCAGGTAGTCCTTCGCGGCCTCGAGGACGTTCGGGATGAGGTTCTCCTCCCCGTCATCCTCGGGCGGCGCCACGCTCGGGGTGTTCACGATGATCGGGGAATGGGAAGCGGCCACCCGCTTCGTCCCGCAATAGGTCACGGTGAAGGTCTCGGGCTCCTCCGGATCTCGGTGGAGGGAGACCCCGCGAACGGTGTCCAGGTAGCCCTCGGGGAGCTCGGCCAGCTTGACGATCACCGGGGAGAGAGCGCCGAGCGCCTCGAGGAACGCGGGGAGCGGGGCGTCCTTGCTCTTGAGCGTGCTCTCGATGGTGTCCTGGCCATCATTCTCCACGTGGTGGAATTGGATGGTGACCAGGCCGGAGGTGGGATTGTGGTGAACCTTCGAGATACGGGGCTCGGACATCGTGGGGGGTCTCCTCGAGGGGGATGGAGCGGGGCCGAGCGGGCCTCCCTCGAGGTGGCCTCCGCCGTGGCCGGACGGTCATCCTACGCCTGGAGGTGGACGTTCCCCAGATCCACGTGGCGGCCTGTTCTCGAGCACCAGGCGGAGCTCATCACGCGCGGCCTCGAGCTGGAGCTGGGCCAGGGAGAGGCGCTGGGTTTCCTCCGCCTCGAGCTCCCCGCGCGCCAGCTCGAGCTCACGCTCCACGGTGCGGATCACCAGGCCGAGCCGCTCCACCTGGAGGCGTAGGGTCTCGGGGATGCGCGCGATCATCGCGGCCCGAATTGCTCTGTCCGCCGCTTGAGGAGCGCCGATCCCAGATCCTCGATGGAGAGGCCCGCCAGCGGGTTCTCTCCCGCGCCCGCGGTTCCGGTGTCCTTCCCGGTCACCATCTGGGCCGTGGCTCGGAGGATCGCCTCGGCCGCCAGCCGCCGCGTCCGCGCGTGGTAGCGGGGCCGCTTCCGGCCTTCCCCGTCCGGCTTCCCATCGGCGGCCGCCATCTCGAGGAGGACGCCCAGGGCCACCTCCACGCTCCGGCCTTCGGCGGCCTTGAGGAACGCCTCGAGGGCTTGCCGCTTGAGCCTCTCCGTTTTCAGATCGTCATCATGGGCGGGGAGCCATCGGAGGGGATCCCGCTCGGTGGCGTCCGGCTCCACCACCGGGGGCCGCTTCCCGCTCGAGCACTCCGGGGAGCACCACGTCCGCTTTCGGCCGGTGAGCTCCATCCGGCACCCGCGGCACGTGCGGCCGTTCGGGGTGGCGCCGTTCAGGCCGTTCGAGGCGTGGCCATTGGAGGAGCTCATCGGCCCCATCCTACGCCCGCCCTCGCCCGCTCGGCCTGGTCTACGTCTTGACCAGGACCCCGAACCATCCACAGGACGCCTCCGCCCCGTTCGCATCCGCCCACCCGCTCACCTTGAGGATGGCGAGCTCGGGGATCATGGCCGCCAGCTCGAGGTGGCCGGTGGCGGTCTGTTTGAGATAGGCCGTGTCCAGGAACAGGAACACCCCAGGGAGGAGCGTCCCGTGGATGGAGGTGGAGCGGATCCGGATGGCGCACCTCCGGGCCTGGGCCTCCTCCGCGTGCCATGCGTGGACGGTGAGGTAGTGGCCGCGCGGGACCATGCGGTGGGGAACCAGGCTCTTGTTCCCGCCCGCCGCGATCATCTGGTAGACCAGCCCCGCGTCCGCCGTCTGGTGGACCTTGATGTGGCCAGCGGTGACCAGGCCCGCGCCCGCGGTCATCACGTGGACATCGTTCACGAACCGGATCGTGGCCGGGATCGGGACGGGGGTGGTCCCGTTCATCTCCACCACCTCCGCCTGGTCATCGCCCAGGGGGTCCAGGTAGTGGATCATCACGGACCGGGCGCCGGTCCCACCCGCCGCATCGTCCGCGGACTCGGAGACCACGCTCATCGCCTCGCCAGCGGAGTCCGGGGTGGGGATCGTGGTGTGGGAGGTGGGGGCGGGCGAGAGCTCATTCCCGCGCCAGAGGTCCTCACCCGCGGCCGTGGTGGCCATTGTCTCCCGCTCGCCCAGGCCCACCATGATCGAGCGGTTCGGGACCATGCCCGCCGCTACCTCGGCCAGATACTCATGGTGGCGCCAGCCCATCGCGGATCTCCGTTCGGGCTCATCCTACGCCTGGGGCACGCGCGCGCCACGCTCGAGCTGGAGCTCCTCCAGGAGGGAGGCGAACGCCAGGGCCTCCTCGGTGTAGGTGGCGGCCAGCCCCTCGAGCTCCTCGAGGGTGGGCGGGGTCTCCGCTCGGGCCAGCTCCTCGAGGGCGATCCCCTCACGCCAGAGCCGGACGCCCTCCCGCTGGAGCACCTGGACCAGCTTCCCGGCCGGGGTCACAGGATCACCTCGAGGCCCGAGGCGTGAACGGCGCGGAGCTGGCCTGGTCCGAGATCGGCCACCTGGTGGATGGGCACGAACCCGAACAGGGGGATCACGCCCCCGGTGAGCTCGGGGGGATACCGCTCGGCGCACGCGGCACGGACGGCCGCGAGGCTCCCGCACTCCACGCGGACCACCGGATCCCCAGGCGGCGGGAGCTCCTCCATGAGCGCCTGGAGCCCCTCGAGCGTCACGTCCCCGGTGGTGGCCTGGTTCAGCGGCGGCCCCACGGTCTCGAAGCGGAACCCCTCGGGGGCGGGCTCCACCGGGATCATCGCCTCCGCCAGCTCACGGCCGATGCGCTCCTCCAGGTCTCGGCGGGCCTGGTCCTCGAGGCGGCTCATCGGCCACCTCTACCGCTTGTGTTCCCCGCATCCCTTGAGCTCGCGCGGGGTGATCGGGAAGGCGAAGGCCGGGAGGAGAGTCTCGGGCGGCGGGCGCGTGATGTCCCGAGGATCGGGGCCTCGAGGCGGGAGGCGGGTGCATCGGCCGAGGCCGTCCCCGGCCACCGCGTCCCAATGGGAACAGGTGCCGCACGTTCTGGGCTTGGCCGCCATGCCGCTCCTCCTGGACGCCCCGCCCCCCAAGCCCCCCGCATCGGGGGGGCATCGGGCGAGCGGCCCAGCCTACTCCCGCGGCACCTCATCGGAGGGTGTCCTGTTTCGGAGTCTCGGCCTCCATGAGCTCGAGGATCGGAGTCTCCTCCTGGATGAGCTGGAGGATTCCCTCCTGGAGCTTCCTCTGGGTGGCCGCCCCGAGCCTCCGGATGGTGGCCAGGTTCTCCTCCCCGAGGAGCTCCACGGCGCGAGCCTCCGCGGCCTCCTCCTGGGCTTCCCGGTCACCGATCCACGTGGAGAGGCTCTCGAAGTAGACCCGGAACGCGGCCCGCTCATCGCGGAGCATTGTCCCCGCGCGCCGTTTGTCCTGGCGGGAATCGAACCCACGCCAGAGCTGGACCACCGCGAGGTGGATGGCGTGCTCCTCCTGGTGGGTGAGGCTCATCGGGTGGCCGCCTTCCCCGTCCTGGTGAGGAACAGGGTGGGACGTGGGCCGGTCCTCCGCCATGCGAGGCCGAGCCGGATGAGGGTCTGGGCGGGCCTGGTGTCTGGTCCGCCGAGGGGCCACCCGTTCGATCCGCGGGCGCGCGTCCGATGGAGGAGCCTCCGCTGGGCTTCGGTGAGCTTCACCGGAGGAGCCCTTTCGGATCGGGGACGAACGTGAGGGCCTCGGATCCGGAGAGGTCCGCGGTGGTGGCGCTCCACCCCAGCGTCCGGTAGAGCCATCCCAAGCGGGGGAGCTCGAGGCGCTCGGTGAGGCCGTCCTCGGTGATCGTGTCCCACCCCGCGGCGGCGCGGAGCTCGAGGATGGCCTGGGCGGAGAGGCGCGCGGGAACCTCCTCGAGGCCGAGGGCCTCCATGAGGAGCCCGGTGGCGCGGTCCTCCATGCTCATCGGCTTCGGGTTCTGGGGGGTGGTCATCGTGGTCCTCCTCGGCGGTGGGGGCACCCTTCCAGGTGCGGGTTCGGTGGAATGGTGTGGCACTCCGAGCACGCGGGGCGCTCGGGGAGCCCGGAGATCGGGCGGCCAGCTCGGCGGAGCTCGGTGGCCTGGATCATCTGATCGAGGAGCGGGTCCGGCTCTCCGCCGAGAGCGTGGACCAGGCGCGCGTGGCGCCTCATCGGAGGAGCGGCCCATCGGCGCGCGAACCACCGCGCGGCTCGGGATCGTCCGTGGGGAGCTTCGGGTCCGATCCCTTCCCCAGCTCCTCCGCGTCACGCTCGGCCACCTGGGGATCCGGGGCGGCCTCGGTCTGGGGGGCGAAGGCCTGGAGGAGCCGGTCGGAGAGCTCCCTGGACCAGAGGACCAGAGCGTCCGGGTCATCCTTGACGCGGTGGCGCTCGAGGTGGGCGTGGAGATCCCGGAGGAGGAGGTGGTGGTTCGGCTCGAGCTGGATGGCGATGGTCTGGTCCGTGACCAGGATCGGGGGCACGTCCGAGCCGGTCTCCCGGATGGCGTGGGCGAGGGCGCGCATCACGCCCGCGGCTCGCTCCCCGTAGTGCTCGGGGCTGGCCTCGGGATCCCGCACCAGGCGGGCGATCACCACGGAGGAGCCATCGAGCTCGAGGGCTTGGAGCTTCGCCTCCAGGGCTTGCTCGAGGATCTGGATCTGGGTGGGTTCTGTCATCGGGAGGGCTCCTCGGGGGGCGGAGGTAGGGGTTCGGGATTCCAATCGGGATCCATGCACGGAGCGCCGTAGGCGTTTCGGTGCGGGATGCAAAGGGGCACGCCAGCGCCGGAGGGGTCATCGGTCCCCGGCCCCACGTGGGCGAAGTAGACGGAGCGGGCTTTCGAGTAGGGATCCACGATCCCGCCGTGGGCGAGGCACGCGGCGCACACCGGGGGCTCCGGTTCCGCGTTCGGCCGCTGGCGGCCCTCCTCGAGGATCACGTTCCGGGCATCGAACGGGAGCATCCCCACCAGGCGCTCCACGGTGGAGGTCTCCTCGAGCCACCCGCGGAGCCATCCCAGATCAATCCCCGCGGCTCCGAGATCGGTCACCACCACGCCCAGGAGGCGGGCGTCCCCATGCCAGCGGATGGCCGCGCCGAGGCTCTGGATGAGAGAGAGATCCACGCCCCCCTCCTCCTCCAGATCCGGAGCGGAGGCGGGCGGAGGGGGAGAGGGATCGGGAGAGGGGGTGGGAGAGGGAGAGGGGGCATCGGGGGCGGATGGTGTTTCCTGCGGTTCGCTTTGCGGCTCCTCATGCGGTTCGCTATGCGGCCCGCTATGCGGGGAGCTTTGCGGGGCGGATGTGCGGCGCCTCCTCTGGGCTTCGTACCGCTTCACGTGGTCCGGGTTCGAGGGATCCAGCCCCGCCTTCCTCATCCATTTCGCGCGGGCGCCCACCTTCGCGGCGGCGCTCCTGGCGCTGGCCCCCATGAGCCATTCCTGGTGATCGTCCCAATCGTGGAGGGAGATCCCGTCCTCCTCGAGCCACCCGCACCCGCCCTGGGCCTTCGGGAGGAGGGCCGCGTGGAGCGTCCCGGCCTCGCCATCCCATCCGGCCGCGTCCTCGATCTCGAGCGGCTCCATCCCCTCGAGGATCCCGTCCGGGTGGTTCTCCGCGGCGTAGCTCCAGAGCTCCAGGAGGGCGAAGGCTCCCCGGTGGCCTAGCGTCCGGATGAGCTTCCGCGTTTTCAGGTGCCGAACCCATCCCGTGTTCAATCGGAGATCGATTCCCGTCTGGTGTGCCATGCCGCCGCTCCCTCGCCCGTGGGCGCTCTGTTCTACGCCTCTCCGCTTCCGGAGTCTACATCGGGTGTCTCGAGGTCCGGCTCCACCACCGGCTCCACCAGCTTCGGGCGCACGTTCCGGACGCCTCGGGATTTCCGGATCCCGGTCCCCGAGCTCTCGAGCCAGAGGTGGAGGAACCCGCCCGAGGTGCTCGAGACCCTCATCACGGTCCCCTTGTGGAACAGGTCCCCGCCGCTGGTGCCGATGTCCTCGCGGAGCTGAACCTCCATCCCCTCGAGCTCGCGGAACGTCCTCACGCCCAGGTGGGCGAGCCTCGAGATCACCGTTCCGCGCCTCATGCTCCGCCGCCTTCCTGGTCCTGGTCCATCGCCCGGAGGGTGGTCTCCGCGAGATCGATGGCCAGCCCGAGCTGGGCCATGATCGGGGAGAGCGCCGCGGCCATCTCCATCGCCTGGGCCACGGCCTGGGGCTCCACCTCCGCGATGATCCGCGCGCCCTCCTGGAGGCGCTCCCATCCGTGGCGGAGTCCGCGCATCCCCTGGACCATCGTGAGCGTCCCCTCCCGCACCTTGGCGGCCTTGTCCTGGTCCGAGCTCATCGTCCGGCGCTCACGGTCTCGAGGCCGGGGATCCATCGGCCGGAGCTCGAGTCCCTCGCGGGTTCGTACTCCATCGCGGGGCGGGCCTCGGCCACCTGGATCACCACGCGGCCACGCTCGCCCTGGGGGGCCATGAGCTTCGCCCAATGGGCCACGCTCACCTGGTTGTCATCCTCCCAGAGGAGCCCGGAACAGGCGTCCAGGACGGCCTTCTCCACATTGTCCCCGTCCGGCTTGCGGGCGCGGAGCTCGAGGGGCTTCGGGGTCCGCTTGCGGTGGTGGGATTTCGCCCACGGCCAATAGAACCAGAGCCACACCTCGAGGGGGACGCCCGCCTCGGGGCGCTGGTAGCCCTTCCGGGCGAGCGCCGCGCGGAGGAGCATCTGGGCGCCCCCCTTCCATTTCGCGGCGGGGGAATCCCGGCCCTCGGTGATGTGGATGGCGCCAGCGCACACCCGCCGAACGGCGGCCACCACGCGGCCGAGCTCACGAACGCGCCAGCCGGGGAGGATGGCGGAGCGGAGGTCCTCATTCCGCACCATGAGCGAGGCCCGCGGGCGGCTCTGGGATCCGGGATCCAGGGGGAGGGTGATTCGGAGGGGGGTCATCGGGTGGGGTCTCCATGCTCGAGGTCCAGATCATCGACATCCGCGCGGCCCGCGAACCAGGCGCGGCGGATCTCATCGGCTGGCTCTCCGGTGATGTTGAAAAGGCCCTGTTGACCCTTCCACGGGATGGGCTTGGGGAGGATCACGGGCTCCTGGAGGACGTAGCACCAGGGGCCGGTGGCCCACGGCGCGAACCGCTCGAGGCGCTCACCAGCTCGGGAGAGCTCGAGGACGTTCGCCACCTTGGCCACGCCCACGATGTGGCCGGGGCGGATGAGCTCGGGGTGGCGCTCGAGGGCCAGGATGTAGCCCTCCCATTGTTCGTGAATTGCGGCCGCGTCCTCATCGCGGAAGCGGAGCCCATTGTGGAGCGCCAGGAGCTCGCCCTGGATGGACCAGGCGCGCGGCCGGTTCTCCACCCGCTTCGGTCCCGCGAGGATCGAGAGCGCCCACGGACGCCAGAGCGTGAGCCCGCGCACGCGGACGAAATCCGGGGGAAGTCGGTCCTTCGCTCGGCCCTTCGGCTTCGTGGTGCTCATCGTCTACGTCCTCCATCTGGGCGGCGGCCCGCGGTGTCATCGGGCGGCGGCGCCCCGAGATCGAACAGGGTCCGCTCGGGCTCGGGTTCGGGCGGGGTCTCCACGTGGCGGCGGAGAGCGGCCTCGATGTCCACGGCCTCCTCGAGCCAGAGCTCCCGGCACGTGGCCACGCCCTCGAGCTGGATCTGGTACTCGAAGCCCCTCGAGCCCTGGCGGCGCCGCTTCGGGATCTCGAGGCCCATCTGGCGCATCTCGCGGATCCTGGCGGTGATCGAGGCGTCCGAGAGCTTCGAGCGCCACCGCTCGAGGATGTAGCTCTGGAGCTCCCAGGGCGTAGACCACCCGCGAGAGAGGAGGGCCACGCGGACGTGATCGATCTGGCGCATCATCGGCCACCTCGGTCCCGCCGATCCTGGCGCTCCTCGGCCTTCCGCTTCCGGTCCTCCTGGACCTGGCGGAACCGCTGGCGCTTCGGGCACGTGGCGAAATGGGTCTCCCGGATGGTGGCCCTCTCCTCCAGGAGCGGGGGCTCCTCGAGGCCGGGGAGGAGCGGAGCCGGGGGACGGGGCGCCGCGTCCGGGAGGATGCGAACCACCCGCCCCGCCACGGTGTAGCCCTGGCGCCATCCCTTGGGGATGGGCTTGGCCCCCTTGCGGATCACGTAGCCGGAGAACGCCACGTCATCGCACGGGACGGCCTTCCCCCCGGTGGTCTGGATCCAGACGATGGTGGCGGGACATCCGCGGCACTTCCCACGCTCGAGCTGTTCGGCCATTACCAGGGCCTCCATGATTCGGGGAGCTCGAGGATCCGGACGCTCCGGCGCGCGCGCGTGAGCGCCACGTAGAGGGTCCGCCATTCCTCGGGATCGGTTCCGGGTGCGGGCCAGGAGCCCGCGTGGGTCACCACGGCCACGTGGTCCCATTCGCGGCCTTTGGCCCCGTGGACGGTTCCCACGCCCACCAGCTCATGGCGGGCCGCGTAGTCCCACCCCGCGCCGTCCAGGCGGAGCTCATCCGCGAGCCGGTCCAGGGCGTGGGGGAGCGGGGCCTCGGAGATCCCCGTCCGGTCCAGGCGCTCGAGGATCCCGTCACGCTGGTCCGCCCAATCGGGGCGCACGGTGCAAACGGCCGCGAACACCGAGGCGAACGGGAGCCTCCGGGCGGCCCCCTCCTCGGGGAGGAACGCCATGAGGGAGGGGATCTCGGCCACGTCCATCGTCCGCATCTGGGCGAGGAGGGAGCGGCGGCGGCCCGCGCGTCCCCGGTGGATCTCGATCTGGGTGTCCGTCATCCCCTGGACGCGGAGGAGGTGGGCGCACGCGGACGGGTTCGCGTGGTTCAGGGAGAGCCGCGCCATCGCCATCGCGGCGCGGAGCGGGTCCTCCACCACGTTCCGGACGCGGTGGAAGCGGTTGGGCTCACGGTCCACGATGAGATCCGCCACGCGGTTCGTCCTGGTGAGGACGGCGCCTCCGCCGTAGCGGGCGGGCGGGACGTGCCGGAGGAGGATCTCGAGGGGATCCAGGGGGGAGAGGTCCTCCACGTCCTCGAGCTGTTCGGTGGAGAGCTTGATCTCCGCCACCGGGGTCTCATGGGGCGCGGGCGTGAGGGTGACGGTGTGATCCTCGAGCCATTCCCACCCGCCGCCGTAGCACTCCCGGCCCACGGCCGCGGCGCGCGCGGCCAGCTCGGCGCCGTAGCGGTAGCCCTGGCGGAGCGGCTGGACGGCGGTGGCGTCCGAGGGCTTGAGCGGCTGGGCGCCGCGCCACCCGTAGACGCTCTGGCGGGGATCCAGGACGTAGAGGCGGCGGGCCTCCTCCCCGAGGAACCGGATGATCCGCTGTTCGAGCTCGGAGAGATCCTGGGCCTCATCCACCAGGACGTGGCGATAGGCCGCGAGGCGTTCGCACGCGGCGCACGGTCCCTCATGGTCCAGAGGAACACACCCGCCGATGTGGGTGGCGAGGGCCGGGAGGATCGCGGCGTAGGGGATGAGGTAGCTCTGGCGGAGCCGCGCCAGGAGGACGCGGAGGAGCTGGCGCGCGGCCACGTCCCTCGAGCTGGTCCCCGCGGACTCGAGCTCGGGGTTCCACCCGTGGGTCTCCATGTGGCCGATGGCCTCGCGGAGCTTCCGGATCCCGCATTGGGCCGCCTCGGGACGGCGCGTGGCGCCTTCGTAGAGGCGGCCGAGCTCCTCCTCCACCTCGGCCTCCTCCGCCACCTGGAGGGAAGCCTCGGGACCACCGGCCAGCCGGAGGAGGCTCATGGCCCATGCGTGGATGGTGGTGATCTCCACCCGCTCCGCCTCGAGGCCGAGGGCGTCCTGGATGCGGCCGCGGAGCTCGGAGGCGGCGGCGCGCGTGAACGTGAACGCCAGAACGGCCTCGGGCTCCACGCCCTCGAGGCGCACCAGGCGGACGATCCGGGCCGCGAGGACGCGGGTTTTGCCGGTCCCGGCTCCCGCGATCACCACCAGGGAGTCCGCGGTGGACGTGACGGCCGCCCGCTGGTCCGGGTTCAGGCTCACCAGGAGCCGATCCGGGGTCATCGGAGGGGTGTGGGGATCCATGAGGGTCCTCCTCGAGAGAGGGACCGGCCGAAGGCTCCTCCGCGCGCGCCTGGAGAAAAGGGGAAATGTGTGGAGGGCGCGCGAGCTGGGGGGATTTCGACGTGGGCGGGTGTGGCCGCTTGGGCGTCCACCTCCAGCCGGTCCAGGGGGTTACGTGACGGGAGCCGCTTCGAGGGTGCGGATGTGGGTCCACCCCTCGGGAACACCATCCGCGGGCTCGGCCTGGGTGGTGATGATGGCGTGGGTGAGACCCTCGGAGACCGCGGAACACCCCTCCATGAGCTGGCGGAGGTGGTCCTGGCACTCCGCGCCCTCGATGAGGAGGAGGCGGAGCTCCGGCGCGCGGAGGCCGATCACCGCCGCGGCCATCCCGGCCATGTAGAGCACGGTTTCCCCGCCGCTCATGGCCTGGAGGGGCACGTCCGCGGGGAGGCCCTCTCCATCGGGCGGCCCATCGATCACCCACCCGAAGTCCAGGGCGCGGGGCTTGGCGCGGACGTAGGGCTCCACCGCCATCCCGGCCGCGTGGAGGAACGCGCGGAGCTGGTCCGTGAGGGGCTTCCCCCGCTCGGCCAGGTCCCGCTCCCGGAGGCGCTGGAGCGCCCATTCGCATCCCTTGGCGGCCTCGAGGCGCACGGTGGCGAGCTCGAGGGCCTCGGTGAGCGTGCCGAGCTCACCATCCAGGGCGTCCGCCGCCTGGAGGACATCGATGGCGGCCTGGGCCTCGGTCACCTTCCCCGCGAGGGTGGTGATCTCCGTGGCGGCCTCCTCGATGTCCACCTCCTCCTGGATGGCCATCCCCTCGAGGCGAGCGTGGGCGGTGGACGCGGCGCTCTCCGCCTCCTGGGTGGCGCGAACGTGGTCCCGGTGCTTCCGCTCCTGGGCGCGCGCGTCCTCCTCGAGCTGGCGCCGCTTGGCCTGGGCCGCGTCCCGCGCCTCGAGGTCCACCCCGTGAGCGTCCAGGATCCGCTGGCGCTCCTGGGAGAGCTCGGTGGTGGCGGTGGACCGCTTGGCCTGGGCCTCCTCGAGAGCCACCTGGAGATGCGCTCCCGCGAGGACGTGGGCCGCCTCGGCCTCCACCCATGCCGCGTGAGCGGTGGCGTGGTCGGCCGCGTGGGCTTTGTAGGCGCTCTGGAGCTGGGCGTTCCGGCCCTTGGCCGCTTCGAGAACCGCGCCCGCCTGGAGGAGAGCCTCCTCGAGCTTGGCCTGGTCCAGGCCGTTCTCCTGGCCGAGCGTCTGGAGCGCCGCGGCACGGTCCCGAACGGGATCCGCCTCATCGGACACGTCCGCCCATTCCGTGAGCTCACGCGCCAGCCGGACCACCTCGAGCCACGGATCACCCGCGGCGCACGCCAGCCGGTGGCGAGCCTCCGCCACGTCCTCCTCGAGGTGATCGGTCCCCTCGAGGTGGAGCTGGTCCGGCGCCTGGGGCTCGGGCGTGAGGCCCTTCCCCGCGTGCTCGCGGACCAGCCGCTCGGCCTCGAGGATCGCCTCACCGAGAGCGGGATCCAGCTCGGGGAGCGTGGGCGCCTCGAGGGCGTCCGGGATCACCACGGCGGCGGCCTCGGCCTGGAGCTCCTGGCACCTGGAGAGAGCGGCGGCGGCCGCCGCGTTCCCCTCGGCCAGCGCCTCGAGCACGGTGCGCGCCTCGGTGAGGGCGTCCGCGGCGCCTTGGCGCTCGGTGGCTCCTCCACGGTAGGCGCGAACCCGCTCCTCGAGGGCGGCCTGTTCCGCGGTGGCCGCGTCCCGAGCCCGCTCGAGGCTCTCGATGGTGTCCGTGGGGATCGTCATCCCCGCGCGGCGGTCCTCGATCTTCGTCCGTGCGGCGCGGCCTTGCTTCGTGGCCGTGGCCTCGGTGCGGCGGATGTCCCCCGCCTGGTCCAGAGCGCCGGAGAGCCCACGCTCATCGAACACCGCGCGGAGCTCCTCGATCACGTGGCCGATGGCGGCCCGCTCGGGCTCGGAGAGGCCGTGGACCAGCCCATCCGCGAGGGCCGTGGCGGCCGTGAGATCGTCCGGGATCCGCTCCTGGCGTGCCATGCGGCACGTGGCATAGATCCGGAGCCACGTGAAGGTCTCCTCCGGCGCGAACGCGGTGGCGGCCAGGAGGCCCTCGAGGCGGGCGGCCCGCTGGTTCGGGGTGGCCTTGAGGAGCTCCCGGAGGTCCAGGTGTTCCGCGGTGGCCGAGGCGTCCTCCCCGAACAGGGTGAGGATGGCCGCCGCGTGCTCGGACGCCTTGGCCTTCGGCTCGATCCAGGAGGCGGAGGCGCCCCCCTTGATCCCCTTCCCCGTCCGCTTGAGGGTGCGGGACATCGAACGCCCGTCCTCGAGCTCGAGGCGGACGCCCAGCTCCCCGCCGCGGAGGAGGGCCGCCGTGGCGGCCTCCGCCTTCCCGAGGGCGGGGACGTAGCCCAGCGCCAGGAACCGGAGGGCGTCCGCGGCGGTGGTCTTGGAGGAGCCCATCGGGCCGGTGATGAGGGTGAGCTGGCCGAGATCGAGATCCAGGTCTCGGGCGCGCATCCCTTGGGCGAGGAGGTGGCTACGCATTGGCGCCACCACCTTCCCCGGCCTGGTCCAGCTCCTCGGCGCTCGGGCCATCGCCCTCGAGCGGCGGGGCCTCGAGCTTCGAGATGGCCGCGCGGAGCTCATCGTTCGACATCCCCGCGGGCTGGCGCGCGGCATCGTCCCCGAGCTTCTCCATCACCTCATCGGGGTCCCCGCGCATCCGGGCGAGGGTGTAGGTCCGGATCAAGGTGGACCGCTCCTCCTCATCCGGGGCCTGGGGGGCGTTGCCGGGGTCCTGGGCGGCCCGAGGCGCGGAAGCGGCGGATGTGCCGCTGGCGGCCGGGGCGGGCGCCTGGGCCTCCTCGATGGGCGGGAACGCCTCCTCCGGCGCGATCTCCCCGCGGTGGATCGCCTGGTAGACGGTGCGGAGATCCACGATGTGGTCCGTGGTGAGCTGGTTCCGGTCCTTCACCTCCACGCGGGCCAGGAGCATCTCCTCCGAGATCCCGTAGAGGGTGAACGCGCCGATCATCTTCTGGCGCCGGATCGGGAGATCGTCCGCCTTCCCCTTCGCCACCTCGCGGGCCTCATCGAGGATGGGCTCCCAGACGGCGCGCGGGATGGCCTTGGTGATGGCGTTCCGCTCGGCCTTGGCCGCGGTGGCCTGGATGGTGACGCGGATCTGGTCCGCGGGGTAACGCTGGCCCGCCTTGCGGTTCCCGGCCCCGTAGACGATCTGGCCCGTCACCTCTGTCCGGTACGCGAAATTGGATTCGAGATCGATGGCGATCCCCTCCACCACCACGTATTCCCGCGCCACGGTCACCAGGCGATGAGCCACGCGGAAGTTTCCGAACGTGGCCGCGAGGATCTCCGCGAAGCGGATGGAGGGTCCCTCGATGGCGTTCGCGCCACGGCCGAGCCGGTAGAAACAGGAGATCGCGGTCTCCTCGGAGCGGCACGCCATCTGGGCGGCGCCCCGCGTGAAGCGGGCGAGATCGCGGGGGTATGCCTTGGCGGTGGAGATCATCGTATCGATCTCGGCGCTCTGGATGGCGCGGAGGCCGTCCACCTCTACGGCGAACACCTCCGCGGACTCGATGGCGGATCCTCCGCCATTCTGGGGATCGTGCTGATTCATTCTGGGGGGTCTCCTGGCGCGGATCTAGGTCCGGCTGTTCTGGATGATGGTCTCGAGAGCGGCCTCCTCGAGGCCGAGGGAGGCGGCCACGGATGCACGGGCGGCCGGATAGCCGGACTCTCCACGCATCATCCCGGCCACGGTTCGCTGGTTCAGATCGGCCGCCTTGGCCAGATCGGAGGCGGAGCGGAACCCGGCAAGGGCCGCCGCCTGGTGGAGCGTGAGCTCCTCGATTGAGGTGGGGAGCTTGAGCATGGGGGGCGGTTCTCCTCTGGAATGGACTCCGGGGCGGAGTCTAGTGTGGGACAAGGACCGAGGCAAGGACGGCGGCCCCGATCACCACCGAGGCGAGGACCAGGAGGCCGAGGAGGAGCCGCACGCGCGCGCGATCCGCCCGCCTCTCCTGGATGTGGCCGGTCCACCCCGGCCGCTTGAGCTCGGCCATCATGCGGCCGTGGCACCCTTCGCAGATCCCATGCGTGACGTGGCCCGCGGGGAGATCCGGCGCCTCCCCGAGGTACGCGCCACACCAGGCACATTCCCGGAGGCCGCTCACCGCTCACCTCGGGAGTCCGGGGTCCACCCCTCGGGGAGGCGGACCCACTTCGAGCTCGAGCTCCAGACGTGCCACGCGCCGTCCACGTAGAGGTAGCGGGTGGAGCCGCGCCAGGTGATCCGGTAGGGCTCGGGTTCGATCCGTGCGTTCGGCGCCTGGACATCCACCCCGAGCTGGGCGGCCGTCTGGGAGCCGCCCGTGGCCGTGGCGGCCTGGGGCTCGGAGAGCTCGAGGTCCACGGAGGACGCGGCCTCCGCGAGCCCCTCGGTCCAGGTCTCGAGCGCCTGGACGCGGAGCTCGAGCGCCTCGAGGGCGGGGTCCGGCTTGGCCTGGAGGATGAGGGCGAGGCCCCCGAGGAGGATGGCGGCCGCGAGGGCCAGGAGGAGGGCGGGGTGTTTCATGGTCTGGATCTCCATCATGCGGCTCCCACGGTCATCGCGGGGACGCGGGCTCGGTGCGCTACCTCGGACTCCACCCATTCCCGCGTCATCTGGAGATGATCGCGGACGGGGCGTTCGAGGGGATCCGCGGCGCGCACCAGCTCCGCGATCTCCTCCCATCGGTCTCGAGGCGCCAGGAGGTCCAGCACCTCGGGGAGGCCGGTGGCCTTCCCGTGGGCGAAGGCGGCGCCGATGCCACCTCCGCGCCAGAATTGGTCACCCTTGCGCCCGAGGTTCTCCCGGACGGCGAAGCGGGTCCCGTCCTCGAGCTCCCAGATGGAGAGGTCCCCGAGAACATTGTTCAGGTGGGGACCCATCACCAGCTTCACGATCCACCGGCAACGGTGGACCAGGCGGAACGGCGCGGCGCTCATCGTGAGCCTCCCACGTGCTCCGTGGGGCAGCACTCCGGGCACCCGAGCGCCACGCCCTGGGCGTCCCCCGCGTCCGCCTGGGCGGCCGTGAGGCCGCACGCGGGGCACGTGGAGGAGGTGGAGGGGTGGCACGGGTGCGGGGCGCGGGGAGAGGGGAGATCCGCGCGGCACGTGCGGCACGTGGCGAAGGGGCCGCCGTTCAGGCGCCGCGCCTGGTCCACCCAATAGCGGGCCGCGGCCGGGGAGGGCTCGGTCTCCGCGATGATCCGCACCAGCTCCCCGTGGCTCACCACCTGGCGGAGGCCGCCACCGGGCGCGCGGCGGGGGAGCCCCGCGATCCGCGCGGCCACCTCGAGCTCCGAGGGGTGACGATCCGCGATCTGGTCCAGGAGGAGGTCCCGCACGGACCAGCCGCC